GTTTTCATAACCGGGAGAAACGGGTGTAAGATAATCGGGGCAAACCGTTTGGTAAGGAGGCCAGTCGGGAGTCGTTGTCATAAACCACTTTACATAGTAAAAATAGAGCATTAAGATTCCACCGATAAAGACAAGTACGCTTGCAATCTGTCTGTCCATGAATTCATATAACACATAGCAGATTGCCAAAAGCACGAGTATGCCAACAATCCAGTAAATATATTTCACAACATTGGACGTTGATTTTGGTTTAGCCATTCTATTTAAGTACATTTATTTTCCTAAGAAATTCGTGCGACAGGTGTAGGCACGCCATCACCGCCTCCGTAGGTCATTCCACCAATGCGAATGTAACCCGTGTAATAATCATTTTCGGGGCTTCCACCCGTACCATTCTCGGAGTTCGCTGGTACATATTGCACTTTTCGTAAAATTGTGGAGCTGTTATTTCCTCCGGACGGTAAATAGACAACCTTTCCCATATCGCGGAAAATCGCGTGTCCGGGTGTACCAAATACAGTGGAAATCGGGTCAAGATTTGTGGCCGCCCACTGTGCTACAGTACCATCGGCGTTATAAATTTGACCGTGTACACTCGCAATGTTAATATACATTGCGGATGTCTGCTTATAGGAGTTAAGATAAGACGTCATCTTATCTATAGATAACAAAATAGTTTCCAGATAAACGAGACTAGTTCATACCGGTAATGTTTTGAAATCTCATAACTTCTGGATTGGGATTCGCTAAATACAAAAATCCAACACCGAATCCTAGACTTGTACCCGTGCCGGACATTGTAATTGGTCCATTTGAGTAATCCGCATTCGGATAGATTTGAACTTTGCGGACGACACTCTTATTTCCACTCAAATCCATAATGAAAAATGTACTGCCCATATCGGTAAGTATAGTGCCTCCTGTAACAAAAATTGGCACCAAATCTGTATCCATCCTAGGTCTCGTTGTGCCACTAAGATCCCAAAAATAACCACCTGTGGCCCCAACAATCCAAAACTTAAATGGAGTTATCTGAGAATATGTAGACCGCACTGAGGACATTCTTAGTGTTTGAAAAGAAAAAACACCCATAGTAAATGGCCTTTGAACCCCATACGCCGAGTCCTGGACGTGTGAATTTTGAGGGAACCGCTGACGTAGATGTCGCAAGGTTGCCCGGTTTTCACTATTCAACGGAAGCCCGGACCGCTACACAAGATGGCATCCGAGGTAACTTTGAGAAAACGATGTTGAACCAGACCTTTTTCTCACCGGCAAATTTTCAGATTGTACAGAACGGTATACGTGCCAAGGTTTATGAAAAATCTAAGGAAATTATCGACCCTGTAAGTATGGATGACCTTTTTATTGTTATGCGAGCAATTTTCCTACAGTATAGCCGCAATCTACCGACGAATATTGCGAAACAGGTTGAAGAATTAAATGAACGTGTAGTTACGTGGTGCGTGCCAAAAATACTCGCTGAAGTGTCAATGTATCGCACGTATTTGAAAGATGTATCTACACTACCGGAACCGATGTCGCACCCGGTCAATCTCAGTGAAGCCGGTACGCGGTCGCTTCCGTTCAAGCCGTTTTTTTAGGCGCGCGCGCTTTCTTGACCGCAGCTTTCTTGGGACCCGCCTCTGTACTGACATACGTAGAGTTTCGCCACGCCGTGTAGTCCTTCCACGCTTCGGCGAATCCGGCTAAATCGGCCAACCACAGCGCATTCTCTGTGGTTGCTGCCAATTCATCACGACGACGTGTAACCGCTGCGACCTCATCGGCCAGTTCCTGAACTGCCTTCGCCTTGAGCCGGTCCACACGCATACGGAGCAGATACTCGTAGCCCTTGAGTCCCTCACCATCGGACAGCGGAGGCAGGGATAGAGCACGAAGACCTGTAAGAAGTACATCGTCCTCTGCATTTGCCACGACCAATGTACCCGTAACAACCGCGCGGACAAAACGGAGTCGCGCATCCAATTCCGTTATCTCGGCGGCAAACGCATCCAACTGATGGCGCTTTCGCTCCCCATACGCGGTCAAACGCCGACTGTAGAACTCCTCCAGAATCTCACCGACCGTAGCAAACTTATGAATCTTTCCAGATGTATCAAATGCCACCATATTGCTGGTTTTGTGGGTGGCCGTAAGTTGGAATTTCGCCTCAAATTCGGCAGGATAGGCTCGCGCTTCGTGATAGTACTCCGGATCCATTTGTAGTTCAAAGTCCACATCTACGTCGTTGTAATTGGAGGTGTAGCCCCGCAACCACAGCGTCGGTTTCGCGGGCGCAGCACTCTTTGTATCTTTCGCCTTCTTCACATCCGTAGCGTGCTTTGTTTGAATAGTATCCTGCTCCTCCAACATTGCCTCCAGGAAGTCTTTGTAGTCCTGCGTCCAGGTGCCCACCGGCAGTTCTGTGATACGAATAATACACGCTTCGTCATTCACGAATTCGTAACAGCCCTTCGTAACCCACGTCTTGGGGTCCACCGACTGTACACGACCCTTGAATCCGAACCACCACGGAGTCATTTCCATCTTCTCAAGAGACGCAATACCGCCATTGAGACGGACTCGCAACGCGCCCACAATATCCTCAGGATTGTACGGGAGAATGTTTGTAGAGAAGCCCGTACCAATGCCGAGCGCGCCGTTGACAAGAATCAACGGAATCACTGGAAAGTACGTTTCGGGCTCCACAAGAATACCGTCGTCATCCGTGAAGCGTAGAATAGGGTCATCCTCTTTCTTTACGAGGCTCCGCGCAATCGCCATAAGTTCTGTATGAATGTATCGGGCTGAGGCTGCGTCGTTACCACCCATAAGTCGTGTACCGAACTGGCCATTTGGCGAGAGCAGATTGAGATTGTTGGAACCGACGAAATTCTGCGCCATTCCCACAATCGCACCCGTCAGCGAGGCTTCACCGTGATGGTAGGCGGCCGTTTCGGATACATAGCCCGCGAGCTGGGCAACCCGAATCTCCTTCACCAAATTACGCTTGAGGGCCGACCAGAAGATTTTACGTTGCGAGGGCTTGAGTCCGTCCATCACGTGCGGAAGTGACCGAATGTTGTCGGCGTTACTGAAATGAATAAGTTCATCGTTTACGAAGCGGGAGTAACCGACCTTCGCACCACCCGCACCGACATCCAGATGACGACGACCATCAAAGGTTGAGAGCCAGGTCTTGCGGTCATCGGCGCGCTTCTTGTTGAATGCGAGGTCAATCGTTCCATCGGCATCGGTATCCCAGATATACTCAATCGTATTCATGGAGGTGAAGTAATCACGAGCTTCAGCTGCCGTAGACGTTCCCAATCCTTTGTAGTATTTGGTGGACCAGCCCCGTTGCCCTGCCTCTCCAACACTCTCTTTCCACGCGGCGTACTCTGAATCGGAGTAGAAACTCAACGTCTGCGCGCCTTTCGTGGCCTTGAGAAGCGGTGTCATCAGACAGCAGAGAAAGCCGAGACGAAGCAACTCAATCCAGTCTGTGTGAAAGAGATTCATTAGCAGACCTTTGATGTGCGAACCGTCCACGTCTTGGTCCGTCATAATCATCACGCGACCGTAACGAAGCGATTTGAGATCTTTATAGGATTTACCGGATTCCAGACCCAGAATCTGTTTGATGTAGGTGAGTTCGGCGTTCTTGAGTTTCTTATCGGCGGAAATATCTTTGACATTGAGAATCTTGCCTTTGAGCGGAAAGACACCATACTTTTCGCGACCCACGACCTTGAGACCGGAAATCGCCGTCGTCTTGGCTGAATCTCCCTCCGTCAGAATGAGCGTACATTCGGACGATTTGGCAGTGCCCGCCCAGGTGGCATCATCCAACTTCGGAATACCGCGGACCGTGGAACGCTTCTTGCCATCGGTTTTCTTGGCGTCTTTCGCGGTCTTTGCATCCAGGAGCGCCTGGGCTTCCTCCATCAAGCCGATTTTTGTAAGTTGGTCAAGGAATTTGGTCGTATACGCGGGCTTGGAACCGAATTTCGGAACCGGTGTCGTGAGCGTCTCTTTCGTCTGCGTATCAAAGGACGGATTGACAATCGTAGAATTCACGAACCACGTTACGGAATCACGGAGCAACGCGGGTGTCACATCAATCTTAGCCTTCTTTTTGACGAGTTCGCAGAAATCGGCGAGGACCTTTTCGGCAACGTGGTCCAGATGCTTTCCACCGCGACGCGTTGCGATACCGTTTACAAACGAAATATGGCGGTCCTTCGGCGGTTCCTTCATTGACGAGTCGCCATACAATTCGCTCGTGAGAATCGCACCGATTTCCCAGCGCTCCCCCGCAACCTCATAGGCGAAGTTCTTCTCCGGTTTCTCGGCGCTCGGAGGTAAGTACAGTGCGATGTACTTAGGGAACGTATTGTTACTGAGAACCGCCCCATTGAGTGTGACACGGCAGTCCTTCCCGGAACACGCGGCGGCATCCATAACACGTGTGGCGATGAGAGCGAGCATATCGTCGGGAATCACGGCGGGAACCGGTGACACACCCCACTGAAACCGAGTCAAATCGGGCGTGTACGAAATTTCGGTGTACGGTTTTGCGACCGATGCCGACACCTTCGGTGCAGACACCGCCGACATGTTGGACGTCCAGGTTTGAATGTATTTTTTCTTTTGCCGATGGTCAACGGTGTCAATTGTGAAAGATTTGCTGAAAATGTTGGCCAACTTTCCTCCGTAGCCATTTTTGCCTCCGACAACCTTCTCCTCCTCTTTGTCATAGTTGGACGATGTCAGAAGATGCCCAAAGATGAGTTCGGGTGCCCAAATACCCGTTTCGGCATGGTGCTCTACGGGAATACCGTCACCATCATTGCGAACGGTAATCGTTGTCGGCGTGAAGGAGATGTCCAGATGCTTTACAGGCACTGCGTCGGCCACTTTGCCGATGCGACCATGCTGGCGAACGCGGTGATCCAACGCATTCACTAGAATTTCATCAAAGATTTTGAGGAACCCAGGACAGAAGCGCACCGTTCTCCACTCCATCGTTCCCTTTGTACCATTCCACACCCATCGTGATTCCACGCTGGTCTCCACCGAACCAATGTAGGTATCGGGGAGTTCCAGAATGTGTTCACGATGCGTATGTTTCTTGTACTGCGCTGCGGTGGCCATTTCTAACCAGGAACCAAGGGTGGTCCCTGGGTCAATTTTTTGGGGAGTAGACAAACACACAATCTTCCTTCCGTTCTGAACGGGAACTGTAATGTAAAACGATACAGTCGTGTGTTCCTTTCACCGTATCCAACAACTGTGAAAATTCGTCAAAGGTGCCAAAGATATCGCCGAATTGGTCGTAGATACGACGGCGTGCTCCAACGACAGGTTCATAAAAAATAAAAACATAATCAATACCGCTACGAAGAACGGGCGGAATCCCTGGAAGATGACGGAGCGTGATGGCTGTACAAATCGCATGGGAACGATTCATTACAAGGAGTGGACGAACGAATTTGTTGGACATCCAGGAAAGATCTTCAAAACAGGTATCCAGAATGACCAGAGCGCCAGCGTTGGCCCGAATCGCAGCCTTGGATTCCCATTGCGATTTGAGGAGGTCAGCCACGATTGTCGGGTCAAAATGGTCATACACCGCCGTTGGAGTATAGTGAGATGCGCTGAATTCATCCGCGAATACAACCGGTTTCAAGGCCGGTTTCGCAATCAGTAAGTCGCGCATAATTGCAGTTTTACCGGAACCGCGTGGTCCAATACAGCAAAGCACCGCGTCGTCGGGAATGGTCGCGAAGTGAAAAGCAGAACAGATTGTAGGAAATACAGACATTCTTACTACTGTCAGATGTAAATCATTCCATAAGTGAGACAATGAAGGCATTTTTACGTGCCATGTTCTCGGGCGTGGACGGCTTTCCATTTGCGGTTACCTGGTCCGGATGAAGCCGATAGTAAACCAGTGATTCTGGAATATTGTAAATCGTTCCGAACTTTTTGAGAATCTTGAGTTCCAGTTCAAAGTCCTCAAAAATACTTGCTTCTGTGTTGTAATTGCCGACCGCGAGGACCGCCGAACGACGATACAGCAATGTTGGATGATTCATTATCCAATGCGACCAAGGCTTCCGCGCACAGTATTCGGACCACGTAAGTTTCGCCGGATGGTTCGTATGGCTCGTTATTTTGTACTCGTTGCTGAATTCGCGGAACATTGCAATATTGGATCCGACAAGCTGACAATCCGGATTCACAATAAGAAATTCCAACTGTTTCCGAATGCGACTGGGAATCATTAAATCATCGGAGTCGTGTTTTACGATGAGTTCTTGAGTACACGCCAGAATTCCTTGATTGAGACAATACGAGATGCCCTTATTTGTAGGCATCCGTAAAGAAACGACGCGGGTAAAGCGGGTTGTTAACCGAAATTGTTCCAACGCTTTCTCCAGAAGTCGCGTGGATAATTCTGTGGAACCGTCGTTCACCCATACGAGTTCAATGCCGAAATGACCTTCCTGTGCTTTGATGGAATCCAAGCACTCCTGTACATATTTATGTTTTGTATTGTAACTGGAGACGAGAACAGATACCCAGAGGACCGGTTCCGCAAATTGCGCCGGCAAATCAATGGTATTCATGATGTCGTAGTTTTTCTTGGTAGAGCCCCATTCCTGGTAAGCGTACACCTTAGCGTGTCCCGTGTATTCGGTTTTCGTACAGTGAATAGGTAGAAAGAACCAACTCGGAAATATCGTGACATCTTTATAGGTTCCAGAATTGAGGAGATTTGTAAGAAGTTGAGGACCGACCGTTTGCCACGCCATTTTTCGGGTGCGCTGTTGGGAGACGTGATTTGTACGAATCCATTCGCACGCGGTAACACAAAGTGGATGCGCGGGTGGGAATCCCATTGTTCCAGTCGCCACGAGGCCTTTACGAACCAGCTCATTCTCATAACCGGCGAATGCCGTTGTGTTCATAATCGTATCATCAAACGCCTCAATACAAATAGAATCCGCGTCCAAGAACACACCACCGTACGCTTTCAGAATTTCCCAACGAATAATATCGGCTTTTCCATTAATTTCTTCAATGGATTGAATTTTGTCAATAAGTTCAAGACGCAACGTGAGTTCTCCACTGAGAGTTGCGATGGTACCGGTGGTATAGAGCTTTGTGAGGTCCGGTTCCGTCCAAAACCGATATTCAAAATCGGGATGTTTCGTAAGCCACGTAGCCATAAACTTTGTTGGAGCGGGCTTAGGGCCGATCCATAGTTGGTGGATAATTTTGGGAATCGGCATTCTACAACTCCAAAGATTCTCCTCGTTTAGACAATATACACAAAAAGATACTCAAAGACTAGAATGCTTATTCCGGAGTTTCAAGGAGGTTTGGGAAATATATTATTTCAGTTTGCGTCGACGTATTCCTTTGCAAAACAGAATGGTCACGATTTTGGCATTCGTGAGATTCCGAACCCACCGGAAAAACACAGCGATATGAATTATGCCGATACGATTCTAAAACCGTGGACGGGCTTTCTGACGAAAAAAGCTCCAACGCGATATTGCGTAGAACAGGCAGGACAACCGATACCCACGGATATTTTTCGGACACTGGATAATTCTACAGTCATTCAAACACGCGGTTACTGGCAGAATTGGCGCTATATTGAGCCCGTCTATGATGAGATTTTGCCGTTTATACAAGTTAATCGTGGCGCAATCACGGCCTTTTATCCGGAATTAGAGGATGCCTATTTTCTTCACGTACGACGAGGCGATTATGTAGGAAATGCCTATCACGAATTAAATTTAATGGATTATTACAAACGGAGTATAGACAGAATAGGTACGGGTATCGCATACGTTGTGAGCAATGATATTGCGTGGTGCGAAGATTGGTCACTACTGAAAGATGTCCGGCATCATTTTATAAAAGAAAATGATGTTGATACGCTGTCAATTATGTCGCAGTGTGCGAAGGGTGGTATTGGAGTCAACTCCTCCTTTAGTTGGTGGGGATTGTATTTGAATAAGAACCGACCGAACTTAATTATACCGAATCGCTGGTTTCCTCATAACAACGTGTATCAACAAGGATATGGATTTCCAGAGGCTACTGTAATTGAAATATAGTTATTTTGTTCGCATTTTTTCCCACGCGGGCGGAATCACCGCTAAAATCGTGGAAACCGGCGCATCTTGAACTTCCATACACTTTGTTATAAATTCTCCGGCGGAGTCGTCTAGCAAAGACCGCGCATTCATCCAAACAAAGACGTGACGAATAAGAATACAGAACGGAGCCTTCGCAAGACCGTCCTCCCACACAAAGATAGATTTACCGGCTTTCGCTGCTTCCAAACGCGCGAACCAAGTGTCCCACGTATTGAGTTCTTTATTGTACTGTATCGCAGCTACAAAGGAACGTAGGTCACCGCGTTGGATTTGGAAGGTTGTATCACTAGGGACAACGGGATCTTTGACACCTTCGGTGACTTGAATTTCGGTCAGCATATCGCGAACTTGGGAGAGCGGAACATGTCCACAGAACAGCGCTACGCACCGAGAACGTATTGCAGAATGTATGCGGTACAGAGAATTACAAAGAAATAAGAAAAGCGGAGCGTTACAATGTCCTTCTTTGTCAACATCGTCAAGAAGTGCGCGGAGCGAGGCTTGTGCCGGTTCCGTCATCGTTTCCACTTCGTCAAAAATGACGAATTTACGGGCCACGCCAGGCCACGTGGTGCGTGTAAATTGCAGAATTCGCTCACGGATAACTTCAATACTCCGTTCATCACTTGCGTTAAGGTAGAGGGTGGAAATGACGGGTGAAATATCGGGATAGGCTTCCGTAGCCATAGAGAGTGCTATAGATGTTTTTCCTGTTCCTGGTGGACCATAGAGGATAATTGGCGGAAATCCGACACATCCATTCTGTACGGCTTTGTTAAGGATTTTACGAATTCTTGCGTGTCCTTTTATATCAGCAAACTTTTGCGGACGATATTTTTCTGTCCACGCACCGGACATTCTTACCTAAACAATGCGCTAGTGGACTTTAGGCTCTACTTTTTCTCAATGCACTACACTTATCTGACAAATGCCTCGGTATTCATAAGATTTGTACTCACGAGTTCTCCAGGTTTTGGTGCTACTTGTGGAGACGTATTTAAGTCTCCGCGCATTGTTCCTAAAATTTTAAATAAATCATTCTTGTTGACCGGCGGGGTGCGCGTTTCTAACCAATTTGTATACACAGTTCCTTCGCGCTCGGCGTCACCCGACGGTGTAAATGTATATTTTACATCAAAATCGCTACGCTTCGTAGGCCATTGGCCTCGCATCTCTCGTTCATATACAGTGACGGGCTTTCCAATATTCGCGGCTAAGAACTTCGCAGTAAGCGGAGTGTAACCGAATAGGCTAGCGGAAGCAAAGGGTACCCATCGTGGAATTTGTTTCACATTCTTTACAATGACCCATCGGTAACCATCGTTGCCGTATTCAATCGTTCCTTCAGGGAATTTAGTAGCCGATTCGGCGGGTCCTTTACGCGAATGTTTACGGGTCTTGTTCCAAAGTCCAAACATATCTATTGGGGCTGGGGGAAAATTGAAAGAATACTGATAATTGTTGGAAGTGTAGAATGCCGTCAATTACCGTAACTGAAGGAGATTATAATATCTCATACGAGATTCACAAGCATGAAGATGCCATGCGTATCTTTATTGCGAAATGTCGCGACTACTCTGATAAATCAACGAAAGAGAAACCTAGTTTCACAAAGAAGGGTCGTATGTTTATAAATTACTTTGGAACAACGGATGAGGGAAAGCCATGGAAACTTCAATTACAGTGCGCAATGAACTATGAAAGATATGCGTTTGTTCAGAATGAATTGTCGGTTTGATTACATAAAAATATAGAAGAATTCTCTATTTTTGAGTAAGTTTTGCTTCAGCGAATTGTTTTACGTTTACGGAACAGTTTACGGGTTTTTTTGTAGCCACCGGATTGGCGACGGGATTTTCGTTTGCGTTCGTTCATTTTTGCGAGACTTAGTTGACGAGCATATTCCATTTGTTCTGGAAACGTCATAGTACTCGGATGAGTCCTGCGAGGTCGCAAACTGGCTCTTGATATTGCTACTGCTCCAGCACCACCACTGGATGCGCCACCGCTATAAGTGCTTGACGCGCCAGCACCGCCCATACTGCTACTATCACCCCTTGATTCGTCAGAACCACCCATACCAAGACCACCGGCGAATGCGGATGGTGCGCCAGCACCGCCACTACTGCTATCATCGCCAGCGCTACGTGCTCTGAGAATTTCAAGAAGGGATGGTGGGTGGTGTCCACCTCCACCTCCACCTCCACCTCCACCTCCACCTCCTCCTCTACCTCCTCCACCTCCACCACCTTCTCTAGCGATTATGCCAGGTGCAATCCCGTGAATATGACAGCCTTTACCTGAGCGGCATAAATCACAATGATTCATACAAGGCATACCAGCATATTCTCCATAACTACGTTGACATACATCGCATTCCGCATCTTCTCCGTCATCTGATATGTACACAATATCGTCATCTTCAACTACAAATACATCGGGTATTTGATTATCAAATGTAACTGCCCCAGCATCCACGCTACCTGCTCGCAAAAGTCCTTCAGCTATTTTGTCAGTCCCACCACGTCGGAGTACATATGCTTTTTGCGCTGTTGAAGGTTCAACTCTGTTAATCACTTGAGGTTGTCCCATTAATTCCCTCAAAACTCGTGAATTACGACCATCACTCCTCATTATCATAGCATCAACTTTAGCATCTGTTATATCAAGTGGAAATATGTGGTTTACAAAGGCGGTTGGTATTAATGGAGCCCCAAGTGGAGGCCACACTGTTTCGTGACTACCCCCTTTTCCTTCAGCAAGTCTTTCCCTAGCCAGAGCCAGTAGTCGTGTACGTAGGTCTCGACCTAAACCTGCTGATAAACTTCTAGTACAAGTCTCTAATTCAGTACATACTTCGCGCATCATTCCAGTAAGTCTTGCTGTATTATAGTTTTTCCACATTGTAATTTTGTCTTCAATCTTATCAGGGCCAGTTACCCACTTATCAATAAAACATAAATACGGATTCGCATATGCTTGGCCTTCGCACGAAGTTAAAGCACTCACATAGTTTGTTGTTACGAGTAAATTAAACAAATTCCGAATGTTTCCGATATTTGGTTGTGGCATTTGACCTCTTGGCATTGTTACAAGTAAATTGCTTCGTCTTATTAAATTACATAACAAATGTGCCCATCGCAATGCTTTTTGATAAAAAGGCACTTTACGTCGTACATCCTCATCCTTTGATTCATAATATCCAACCAAACCAAAACCTAATTTTGCCTGTAAAATGTGTTCAGGCGAGGGTCTCCCTAATTTAGTATCGGCTATAGTTATATCGGGTTTTCCACTTGCCTTAAACAAGCCGTCTTTAGAAAAAGGAAATCCACAAATACAACATCCATTATGAAAATGGGTATTTAGGTTCCAAACCGCGTTTGCTTGCGTGACATCAGTTGTGGTATAATGACCTCTTGATGCTGGTCCTGGTTCGCAGTTTAATTGACGAAAATTTGTGGGTGGACAACCTTTACCTCCTGCCCTTGGTTTTTCTGGAGTTCTCCTTAGATCAACTCTAGTCAACCGGCTAAAACCACTAGCAGCAGCTACTCGCTCATCTATTTTTGCTTGTCTTTTTAAATCTGCCCATATTTGTTCCTGCTGTTGTTCTAAATATCCTACTGGTACTTGGCGCGGAACGTGCCCTCTTTCGCTTCTGCGAAGGTCTCCCACAGTAATGACTCCTCCAGCACGAGCGGATTCTCCAGCAACATAAGAGGCTTGTTCCTTAGATAAACAATCGCCACACATTCCTCCAAAACCACTATAATCATTCCCTCCGCACTTGGGACATTTATCGTCCATACTCTACCTTAGCACCCTATTTTCCTCAGAGACCAGAAACAGGCATCTAAAGTCAAACGCACACATTTGACTTAAGATGAACGACACTAAAGCAAAACCCGAAAAGAAAAAGAAATCTACAAAGGTCGTGACTGAACCAATAGCAATGGATGCTTTGGCCAACGTAGTACCGGAACCGGAGCCGGTACCGGTCATAGAACCAGAAACGGCCGAAGGAACGGCCGAAGGAACGGCCGAAGGAACAGCCAAAGGAACCCCAGTACCAATCGGACTGAAAGTGACAAAACCGAGAGCAACTCGGAAACCCAAAACACCAAAAATTCAAGAAACGCAACTGGAGGAACCCGTTCCAGAAAATACAATTACCATTTGTGAATCCAAACTACAGGAACCTTCTATAGAGCAGGAGCAGGAGCAGGAGCAGGAGCAGGAGCAGGAGCAGGAGCAGAAGCAAGAGCAAGAAGCAGAAACAAAAGTAACAAAAAAAGGCAAAGAAGCCAAAGAAAAGAAACCTCGGGTATCCAAAAAAACTCCACCGGTTGTGGCTATCGTAACGCCTGCTGGAATCACGGGGTCCTTCCTTGCCGAGCAACGCCCTCTTATCGCCCACATTCCAGTGACGAGTGCCGATATCAACTTTGACAGTTCCAATCTTCTCAAGTATGACCCGGATGTTTCCCACATTCCGAAACCTTACGACAATGGAACGGAAGACCTTTCCTTTCTGGAGGGCATTCCAGAAGGAACCGGCGTAGAGAGCGATACGATAACAAAAAAGGTCCAGCCTGTTGCTACAACCAGTAAACTTCCGTCACATTATTCGGAAAAACTCATGGTCTTGTTCCAAGATGCGAATCGTTATCAACGACTCCCTGAAAAAACAGAAACGGCGTGCTTCTGGTGTTGCCACAGTTTTCCAACTCCGCCTTACGCGATACCTAGTCACATTCTCAACGAACTGTGGTACATGTACGGGAACTTCTGTACGGCAGAATGTGCCGTTTCCTATCTCTTTAAGGAACGCATTGATAGCCAAGTTCAATGGGAACGCTATGCGCTCCTTAACAGTTTGTACGCCGATACGAAACAGGGTGGTATTCGGCCAGCACCACCACGCGAGGTTATTCGGATGTTCGGCGGATCTATGGATATTTCGGAGTACCGTGGAATTATCAGTGATAAGAAACTTCGCGTAGATGTACTTACACCTCCGATGGTATCCATTATTCAAACAATGGATACAAAACCTATTGATTTCTATGACCAGAATCTCAAGAATGTATTTATCCGCAACGATATTCAGCACAAATACGATTCTCCGGGCGCGCAAGGACTCCGGCTCCGTCGTTCCAAACCCACTAAGACGCGCGAATCCACTGTAGAATGGGCTATGCAAATACAGCATTTGCGTAGTGAACAAAATTGAATTCTCCCAAACCTTGGGAGACCAAGTTACTATGGCCGTCCCAAACGAATCCCTGCGCATACAACACCAAGTGGAGAATGCACTCACCAGACTCTTGCTTTCTGCTTGGCAAAGAGATGCGGAGACAGCATTGAAACACAAGGAAGATATCTCAATGGTACTTCTGAATCTGTTGGAATCAAAGGAGAACGAGCGCAACCTCAATACTGTGCTGTCTTCGGAACTTGGTAACACTGTGACAAATGCATATTTGGCTCGAGAAGCCTATGAACCGGTACAAGTTACGTTGCCAATAATGAAAAATAATACACCACCGACTCTCATTATTCACCCGGACCCCGTTGTTTGTACAGTTACAAAAGAGGAGGATACGGTAAAGCATATATCAGTGAGTGCCACTCGGAATGCGGTGCTTTCGCTGAGTTCGCCGTTCATTGGAGGTAGTGTGACTAAAGGTTCGCCAGTGGAGGAGGATGAAGTGGTGGAGGATGAGGATGTAGGAGATGTAGAAGTAGAAGTAGACGTGGAGGCAGAGGCAGACGCAGACGCAGGCGCAGAAGCAGAAGAGGAGGCAGACGAGGAGGCAGACGAGGAGGCAGACGAGGAGGTAGACGCGGATGATGAGGAAGCAGACGACGAGGAAGATAAGGATAAAGTTATGGTTGTAGCGACTGTGGAAAAAGCAGAAGAAGTGGCTGGTACATCTACACCGGTCCCAGCAGAAGCAGACGCAGAGGCAGACGCAGAAGAGGAAGAAGAGGAAGAGCAGGAAGAGCAGGAAGAGCAGGAGGAGGAGCAGGAAGAGCAGGAGCAGGAGCAGGAGCAGGAGCAGGAGCAGGAGCAGGAGCAGGAGCAAGAAGAAGATGACGAAGATATGGAGATTATGAAAATAGGGCGAAAGAAGTACTTCAAAGGCTCAGTTTCACAGAAAGTGTATGTGTACATAAACGATGAGGAAGCAGGAGAATGCTTGGGTACCTATGTCAATGGAAAGATAGAAGCAATCGCTGAATAAGCCCTATAAACAATTTATACTTTGTCTGTTTTTTTTACACACAAAGTATAGATGGCAAACGTTGCCCAGATTGGTACAGCGCTTGGGGCTATAGGATTACTAGGAGCTGGAATCCTAGCATACCGTTATTTCACTCGGAAGCACAAACGCAGATCAAGCCAACCTACAAATGAAGAGTATGGGCTTTTGGGAGGTTTAGCGAACGAACCTGCCATACTTGCTGCACATAGACAAACCAAAAGAAACGGAACTGCGAACCGTGCAACGCGACATACATCTGGAAGACGTAGTCCTCCTCGCAATGTGCGTAATCGTCAACAAGTTCTAAACGCATTCAACAATTTACCGAATAATGTAGCAAAAAGATTAGGCGTAAGAGGTGTACATAACCCACACAGTTCGCACCCACGACGTAGGTCTACTCGCAGAAAACCTGGTACGCTTATGAGAGGCAGCAGAAATACTAATAACAATAACAACAACAACAATAATTAACAGCGTATATAATAAGATGAACGCCAACAGTCTCATGAAAAAGTGGGAATCTCTTTGTATCCCGGCGCAGATATTTCCAATCTT